GTCAGCCTGGTTCTCGCGGGTGCCAACCCCGGCGCCAAGATCGACTTCGTCAACCTCCAGCACGCCGACGGTTCCATGGAGGAGCTGGAGGACGAGGCGGTTGTCTACACCGGCCTCACGTTCCAGCACGCCGCCGAGGACGAGGACGACGAGGACCCGGACGCCGAAGAGGACGACACCGAAGAGGACCCGGACGAGGACGACGAGGGCGACGAAGACGACGAGGACATCTCGCACGCCGACGGCGACGACGAGAAGACCGTCCAGACCGTCTACGACGCCATGACGGAGGAGCAGAAGAACGTCACGCACTACCTGATCGGCGTGGCCCTCCAGAACGCGCAGTCCGCTGCCCACTCCGACAACCAGCCCGGCGAGGGCGACCTCACCCACCAGGAAGGAGCCGACGTTATGTCGCGCAACGTGTTCGACCAGAGCGAGAAGACCAAGGACGGCAAGAGGCACGAGCTGTCCCACGACGCGATGAAGGGCATCTTCGACGACGCCCAGAAGCGCGGCTCCCTGCGGGAAGCGGTCGAGGCCTACGCCAAGGACCACCTCCAGCACGGCATCACCGACATCGACGTGCTGTTCCCGGACGCCAAGGCGGCCACCGGCACCATCGAGCTGGAGAAGCGCCGGACCGAGTGGGTCGCGGACGTCCTCAACAGCACGCGCCACACCCCGTTCTCCCGCATCAAGACCTTCACCGCGGACCTGCGGCAGGAGGAGGCCCGCGCCAAGGGCTACATCAAGGGGAACTACAAGCTGGAGGAGTGGATCGGCGTCACCAAGCGGACGACCGGCCCGACCACGATCTACAAGAAGCAGAAGCTCGACCGGGACGACATCCTCGACATCACCGACTTCGACGTCGTCGCCTTCCTCAAGGGCGAGATGCGGCTCATGACCGAGGAGGAAATCGCCCGTGCGATCCTCATCGGTGACGGCCGCTCCGTGGTCGACGAGGACAAGATCAAGGACCCGCTGAACGGCGCCAACGGCGACGGCATCCGCTCGATCATCAACGACCACGAGCTGTTCGTCACCACGCTCAACGTCAACGTCGACAACGCGGACTCGTCCTACGAGGAGGTCGTGGATGCCGTCATGGACGGCATGGAGTACTACAAGGGGACCGGTACCCCCACGCTCTACACCACGATCCCGCACCTCAACATGTTCAAGAAGGCCCGGGACGAGATGGGCCGCCGGTACTACGAGACCAACCAGCAGGTCGCGGACGCCCTCGGCGTCAAGAAGATCGTCACCGTCGAGCCGATGAAGGAGATCCCCGACCTCGTCGGCATCATCGTCAACCTCGACGACTACAACGTCGGCACCGACCGCGGCGGCGAACTGACGATGTTCGAGGACTTCGACATCGACTACAACCAGCAGAAGTACCTGCTGGAGACCCGCATGTCCGGCGCCCTGGTGCGTCCGAAGTCGGCCATCGTCATCCGCAAGACCGCGGCGGCGAACGTCCTCGCGACCCCGTCCAAGCCCGCGTTCAACAAGGGCACCGGCGTCATCACGATCCCGACCGTCACCGGCGTGGTCTACAAGGACGGCGCGGGCACCACCCTGACCGCCGGTCCGCAGACGGCTCTGGCGGCGGGCGAGTCCACGACGGTCTACGCGGTCGCGGACACCGGCTACTACTTCGCCGACAACCAGAACGACTCGTGGGAGTTCACGCGCCCGGCCGCGTGAGCTGACCTCGCTCAGTCATGACACGATTTTCAGGAAAGGTGGGATACGGCGTAACTGTAGAAACCTCCCCCGGCGTGCACGAGGACCAGATCCAGGAACACTCCCATTTCGGAGACGTGGAGCGGAACTCGCTGAAGTTCAGGGAAGGTGAGAGCGTCAACAATGACCTCTCGGTGAGTAATTCGATTAGCATCGTTGCGGATGCTTATGCCATCGAGCATATTTCGGCAATTCGCTACGTTGAGTGGTTGGGGGCTCTGTGGTCGGTCTCTGAGATCGAACTGCGGAGCCCCCGCATCTTGTTGCGGCTAGGGGGTGTATACAATGGCCCCAGACCCGAAACGCCTTGAGCTACACGCTCTTTTGGTGGAGACGCTGGGAAGTTCCAACGTATATTTCCAGCCCCCGGCCAATCTGACGATGCAGTATCCCTGCATCGTCTACAAGCACGACAACGCGAAGACCGAGTTCGCTGGCAACCACCCATACAGTCGCGCCAAGCGGTATCAGGTGACGGTCATCGACAGGAACCCGGACACGGTTATTCCTGACGACGTCGCTCAACTGCCCCTGTCCAACTTGAATCGGACATTCACGGCGGACAACCTCCACCACTACGTCTTCAACCTCTACTACTTCTGAGTGAGGGAGTACCCAGCATGACCACGCTCACGTGGGACAAGGCAGGCGAGCGGCTCTTCGAGACCGGCGTCGACCACGGTGTCCTCTACATCCCCAACGGCGCGGGTGCCTACGTCGACGGCTACGCGTGGAACGGTCTGACGACCGTCACCGAGTCGCCCTCGGGCGCCGAGTCCAACCCGCAGTACGCGGACAACATCAAGTACCTCAACCTGGTCTCCGCCGAGGAGTTCGGCGGCACCATCGAGGCCTTCACCTACCCGGCCGAGTTCGAGCAGTGCGACGGCACCGCCACCCCGACGCCCGGCGTCGGCATCGGTCAGCAGAGCCGCAAGACCTTCGGCCTCTCCTACCGCACCAAGGTCGGCAACGACCTGGCCGGTCAGGACCACGGCTACAAGCTCCACCTGGTCTACGGCGCCCTCGCGGCCCCGTCCGAGAAGGCCTTCGCGACCATCAACGACTCGCCCGAGGCGATCACGTTCTCGTGGGAGTTCACGACCACCCCGGTCGAGGTCGGCACCATCGCGGGCGTGACCTACAAGCCGACGGCCAGCCTCGTGATCGACTCGACCAAGGTCGACGCGGAGGCCCTGGCCACCCTGGAGGAGTTCCTCTACGGCACCGAGGGTACCGACCCGTCTCTGCCGACCCCGGCGGCTGTCGTCGCGATCTTCTCCGGCACGGTCCTCACGGCCACGCCGACGGAGCCGACCTACGACGCCGCCACCAACACCCTGACGATCCCGACCATCGCCGGTGTGACCTACTACATCGACGACACCGCGCAGGCCCCCGGCCCGCAGGTTCTCACCGAGAACAAGATCGTCGAGGCCCGGCCCAACCAGGGCTACAAGTTCCCGAACAACGTCGACACCGACTGGGCCAAGGGCGACTTCTAGTCCCTTCGCTGACGGAGAGGAGGTCAGAGAGTGCTCGTCATCCAAGTCCCGATGGCGGAAGGTTTCGACACCAGGAACAAGAGGTTCGTCGTCACCGAGTCGTTCACGCTGGAGATGGAGCACTCTCTGGCCACTCTGTCAAAATGGGAGTCTTTCTTCGAGAAACCGTTCCTCGGTAAGGAAGACAAGACTCTCGAAGAGACGATGTGGTACGTCAAGGCGATGACGATCACCCCCGATGTTCCTCCGGAGGTCTACGCCAGACTCTCCCCGGAGAACTTCGAGTCGATCAACACCTACATCAACGCGAAGATGACCGCGACCACGTTCAACGAGGCCACGAACCAGAAGCAGAGCCGGGAGATCATCACGGCTGAGCTGATCTACTACTGGATGGTCTCGTTGAACATCTGGATCGAGTGCGAGAACTGGCACCTCAACCGTCTTCTGGCACTCATCAAGGTGTGCAACATCAAGAACTCCCCGCCCAAGAAGATGTCCAAGGCCGAGGCACTCGCCCAGCGAAGGGCACTCAACAACCAGCGCAGAGCCCAGACCGGCTCCCGAGGATAGAGGAGGGACTGAATGGCCAAGCTTGAATGGGGTACGCCGAACTCTCGCCTCTACGAAACCGGAGTCGACCGCGGGGTCCTGTACGTGGACGGACAGCCCGGTGTTCCCTGGAACGGCCTCACCTCTGTCGAGATGAGCCCCTCCGGAGGCGGCTCGAAGTCCTACTACCTCGACGGCAACAAGTACCTGATCGCCTCGTCCGCCGAGGAGTTCGGGGCGACCATCAACGCGTTCACCTATCCGCCCGAGTTCGGGCAGTGTGACGGCTCCAGTTCGGCCCGTCCGGGGCTGGTTCTGACCCAGCAGCGCCGGAAGTCCTTCGGATTCTCATACCGAACGTTGGTCGGCAGTGAGAGCAACGGGGATCTCGGTTACAAGATCCATCTGGTCTACAACGCCCTCGCCGAACCGACCGAGAGGTCATATTCCTCCATCGGCGAAGACGTCGAACCGCTCGGTTTCAGTTGGACGATCAATACCCGTCCTCCGGCGATCCCCGGGTTCAAGCGTACATCCCACATCGAGATCGATTCGAGAACCACGGACGCGAACGTCCTGGCTCTGGTTGAAGAAGCGCTGTACGGGACGGACGAAGACCTGGCACGCCTGCCGAGTTTCTCGGAACTGCTCGAAATGTTCGATGCGTTCTTCGTGTTCGTTCTCACGGACAACGGCGATGGAACCTTCACCATCTCGGGACCGGACGAAGCCATCTCGCATCTGGGAGATATTTACCTCCAGTTCGACTGGCCCACCGTGCTCCCGGTGGACGCGAACACCTACACGATCAGCGACGGGTAGAAGGGAGATCCTGTGCCGTACGCGCAAACGCTCATCGACAACTTCGATGACGCATTTCTCGACGCCGCCAAATGGGCCATCACACAGGGCCCCGGAACTACCGAATCCGGCGGGACCCTGAACCTGTCGTGTGTTGCCGATTACCCCCGGGTCGAGGGTAAGCAATATTTCAACCTG